GTTTCTTACGATACATCAACAGCAGGCGAAGGTCAGTTAGTTTTCACTGCAGCTAATGCAACTACAAACTTTTTTACAATAGGAAGTATTGTATACTTTTCTTGTACAACAAAAGGTTTATGGCACGTTGGCCTTGACTCAGCTAAAGATCCTTTAGCGGTTAAAGGTGCGTTCGCATTTGCAGCGTAATAAATAATTAGTGTGGGGCTTCGGCCCCACCTTTTAATTTAAGGAGAAAAATATGGACTCAGATCAACATACGTTAAATAAAACAACCGGAGCTGCTTCAGTTTTAAGAGGCTCAAGAACTAGAGTTACTTCTATTCAAGGAAGAGGTGAGGCTGGTTCAGTTTTACTTTTACATGATGTAGACGATGCAGCAAATGTAGGTGCTGGTAATTTATTAGCTACTTTTAAATTCGAAACTGAAGGATTAGAAGTTTATATACCTGGTTCTGGTATTTTGTTTAAAACTGGAGTTTGTGCAACTTTATCACAAACAACAGGAACAGACGGAAGTGTTACCATGACAATTACAAGGGGATAGTAAATGGCCAATACCACTTCGGGAACAGCAACATTTGATAGAAGTTTTGCTATTGATGAAATAATAGAAGAAGCTTTTGAAAGAATTGGATTACAAAATGTTGCCGGATATCAATTAAAATCTGCAAGAAGAACTTTAAATATATTGTTTCAAGAATGGGGCAATAGAGGTATTCACTATTGGGAAGTAGATGAACTTAATTTAGATTTGATTGAAGGTCAATCAGACTATGATTTTTTTAGATCTAGTGACGATGGTACAAGTGCTACATCTACACCTGCTAATATATTTGGTATGTCAGATATTTTGGAGGCACAATTAAGATCTAACAGAACTGCAACAGATCAATCAGATAGTCCTATGACTAAAGTAGATAGGTCTACTTACGCAGGTTTCTCAAATAAATTATCTAAAGGAACACCTAATCAATATTGGGTAGAAAGATTTATTGATAAAGTTAGATTACATATTTATCCAACTCCTGATTCATCTAATGCATCTAAAGACATACATTTTTATTATATTAAAAGAATACAAGACGTAGGTGATTATACAAATGCATCTGATGTTCCATTTAGATTTGTACCGTGTATGGTTTCAGGTTTAGCCTATTATTTATCAATGAAGTATGTACCACAACTACTTCAACCAATGAAATTAGTTTATGAAGATGAGTTTGCACGAGCATTAGCAGAAGATGGTTCTGCATCTAGCACACACATAACACCAAAAGCTTATTATCCAGGATCATAATGGCAAAATACGCAACAGGTAAACATGCAAAAGCAATATCTGATAGATCAGGTATGGAGTTTCCATATAAAGAAATGGTTAGAGAATGGAACGGATCTTTTGTGCACATATCAGAATTTGAACCAAAGCAACCACAATTAGAACCAAAACCTATGAATGGTGATTCTATATCTTTACGTCATGTTAGACCTGACAGAACAGAAACAGCAGTTCCCAACATTTTGCCTTTAAATGCTTTTACAACAACATCGGGATCAACTACAATATCTGTTAATGAACCCGATCATGGTAGATCAACATCAGATACAGTTAGATTTAGAGATGTATTAAATGTTGGAGGAGTTGCAGCAACAACAATAAATAATTCAAGTGGATACACAATTACTAAAATAGATGATGATAATTATACCTTTGCAACAGGCACAACATCTAGTATAAGTGAATTAGGAGGAGGCGGAGCTGCATCAGCAGGACCCGTAACGGTAAGCGCATGATAAATAAAATTTGGAATTGGGTTAAAAATATATTTAAACCTGAAAAACAAGATCCACATCTTACTCTATATGAACCAAAACCTTGTAAAGGACATAGGAGATTTAGAAATAATTGTGAAGATTGTAGAGAGGCATCAGCATAATGGCCGGTATAAGTTACACTACATTAGTTACACAAATTAGAAATTACACAGAAGTAGATTCTAACGTATTAACAACTGATATTTTAGAAAATATAATTTTAAATTCTCAATATAGAATAATGAGAGATATACCTATTGATGCAGATAGAAAGCAACAATTAGGTAATTTTGTGGCAGGACAAGAATCTATAAATGCACCTGCAGGATGTTTATTTATTAGAGGTATACAAGTATACGACACAAATGGATCAGCTATTACAGGAGCTAACAGATGGTTAGAAAAAAAAGATATGACCTATCTTCAAGAGTATCAAGACGTTACAGGGACTTCTGCCGCTCAAGGTCAACCTAAATATTATGCTTCATTTGGTGGTGCAACAGGAGCTTCAGACACTACATCCGGTAGAATATTCGTATCTCCAACACCAAATACTACATATAGATTTAGAGTTCACTTTAATAAAATGCCAGATACTTTAGAATCTGGTAATCAAACTAATTATATAAGTATGAATTTTCCAAATGGTTTATTATATTGTTGTTTATCAGAAACTTATGGCTTTTTAAAAGGTCCGATAGACATGTTGACATTATACGAGAATAAATATAAACAAGAGGTACAGAAGTTTGCTAA